TAATGCAATTGTACATTGTGTATTCCATGCCTTGGTGCCGACAGCACTAAAGGTAAATCCATATTTTCCCATTTGGGTTTTATCCCAATATTCTTTGCCGTGTTCACTTTTAGCTTTACCTGTACCTAGAACATTATCTGCATCTATTTTTCTTTTTACAGTTCTAATTATCATCCAGTTGTCAACATATCTAGTGTCATCTGTAGGAAATCTTAAAATACCTCTATCTTCTGGTGGAGAAAATGCTATAAGTGGGCCATTTATACCATCTCCTAATTCTTTTCCTTCAACTATACCAAAGGCATCTGCACCCCCTCTTGATGCTCTTTCTCTTCTTGCTTCAGCCTCAATTGCTGACATCTCTGTAATTTTTGTTGGGATGTTTGATATATTAATACCAGTTTTCATGGAGATTAAATCATCTAATGCACCAGATATTTTTGAGTTGAATAACATCTGTTTACCTTTTAGGGCTGAGTTAAGGTCTTCTTTGACTGACCCCAATATGGACGATTTAAGTTTCTTAAAAAATTTCATATAAATACTCTCTGTATATTTAGTTATGTATAAGGTATTTATATGAGTTATAAGGGAAGATTCAAACCAAAACAGTATAAAAAGTATAAAGGTGACCCCACGAAAATTATCTATCGTTCTATGTGGGAATTAAGATTCATGAAATATTGTGATAAGAACCCTTATATACTTGAATGGTCAAGTGAAGAGATTGCAATACCTTATCGTGGATTAGACAACAGAGTCCATCGTTATTACCCAGACTTCAAAATAAAATATGAAAATGCAAGAGGAAATATTATTGTAGAAATTATTGAGGTCAAACCAAAGGCACAAACCAAGAAACCCACCAAGAAAAATAAACCTTATGGAAAATATCTCAAAGAGGCACGAACCTATGGTATCAATCAATTGAAATGGGAAGCTGCAAAAGAATACTGTAAGGATAGAGGTTATAAGTTTAGAATAATAACCGAAGACCATTTAAAAGCGTAAAAAAACCCACTCCGAAGAGTGGGTTGTTCCGAGACTTGTCTGCATCCAATACTCTTCAGCAGTGTCGAATCAAATCTCTAATCAAATAGTTTTAACTCACCTATCGTAAATAAGTTCTTGTCTCCATCGTTTCAGGCAAGGGAACGACCCCTCGAAACTATTTTCATTGTATGGTGAAGTTCACTAATGACTACTAATGGTTTGCAACCCAACTTTCATCACCACCTTGAGCGAGATTTCGTATTCCCTACTAACTGTTAGACGACTATACTCTCTTATTCTCCAAGAATCTAACAAGTACCAGACACCAATTGTTATCAACTCACATCCATACACTTACCATCATAATCTCAAACTTAACCATCTCAACGCTCGGATTCTGTATAGGTTTCCGACTACCTTCATGATGCACTCTTGAGTCTCATCTCTTGTTTTTACACCAATCTTCGTACACGCTATTAAGTTCCTCTTATATCACCACTACTAGAGTTAGGATAATCATCACTGACCCCAACAGGAATGCATAATGCCCTCGTTGGTTTACCATGTCTAGTCCCCTTTTCTCGTGTAAAATACCTTCGTGGTTATGTCTCCCAGTATCGATACAGTATCAACCCACCGAACATCCCATTATGTGCGTAGACTCCACCTTATCAGATTAATAAGGTCAACGAGACTAGCATCCAGATAGTACATGTTCTCTTTTAAATTGTCCCTTACTGGTAAGATATCTTACAATCCTCACACTTTAACTAGAGGATGGACAAAGTTGTATTAGTTGAATCAAGGTAGTGAAGTAGTTATTGGTTATATTGGATGACACTAGGGTTATCCTCACCACATGCTTACTCACATGACTCTACGATTTACGATAAGTCTTATGCTCTGTCTCAAATAGGATTGACTTAAGTTATAAGTTTCCCCTATCCAACTGACAATTCAAGAGATACACACCACTTCTCCACTGTGCCCTCGGCAACAGACAGGACTCGAACCTGTGACCTCTCAAGACTTTTGAACTTCGTGACTTTTAGTTTAATGATAAAGAACCTTTTCAGTGTCATGTGGACTAAATCCTTATCAAGTAAAGTTTCTCTATTTTTTACAAGTCCGAACTTTCAAGTACTTGGTAATTCCTCATTACAATAGTATTATACAAAAAAATGTACCTATGATGCAACAAAAAGATTAAAAAAGTGGTATAAATACATGTATGGCAGGTAAACTATTTGACAGATTAGAAAGAGAAGCATTTCGTGGTGGTATTCAAGCCAGAACGAAAGAGTCTATGAGTTGGTTCAGACAACGAGTATCTCAAATAAAAGGTGTAAGTAGACAAGAACTATTAAGAGATGCAGTATCTAGAAAGAAACAAATTTTTGGTACTATGCAGATGTTTATGTATGACCCTAAACATAAGAAAACCTTACCTTATTACGATAGGTTTCCTTTGTGTATACCAATAGAACCTGCTAGAGGTGGATTTTATGGATTAAATCTACATTATCTACCTCACTCATTACGAGCACAATTTTTAGATGCATTATTTGAAAGAACAAACAACAATAAATTTGATGCAACTACACGATTTAATCTAACATATAAATTATTAAAAGGTGTTAGTGGTAAACCATATTATAAAGCATGTTATAAACACTATCTATCTTCACATGTAAGAAGTTCATTTGCATTAGTAGATAGTCCAGATTGGGAAATTGCAATATTTTTACCTATTGAATCATTTAAAAAGTCAAGTATGAGTTCAGTTTGGTCAGATAGTAGAAGGAAAATTTCATGAAAGTAGATAGATTTAAAGCACAAGTTTCAAACTTCCAAAGAGCTAATTATTATAATGTTGCATTTTTTGGAACTGGTAGTGCAGTTAGTGGACTTGCAATAAGAGGAATAAAATGTGAGTCTGCAACAATACCTGGCCAAGGGTTCTTTATGACAGAAGATTCAGAATATGGCCCTAAAAGAGCAATACCACATAAACCACAATACGATGCATTTGATTGTTCATTTTATCTAGACGATAGTTTTGAAGATAGAGAACTTCTAGAAATGTGGTTGGGAAAAATAAATGGAATGAGACAAGGTAATTTTCATAGTAAATTTCACGACAGTTATACTGGTGTGATATTAGTAGAAGCATTACGAAAAAGTGGTGGAGTTAATTATCGTTGTGTTATGTCTGATGCATTTCCAGTACAGATGGGAGTTATTAACTTTGGATATGCAAATTCTGAATTAGCAAAATTTAATTGTCAATGGAGATATAGACATTGGCAAGGTGAGTTCCAAAACTCAAAACAAAATAATTTGATTACAGGGTTCATGGATAAACACCTAAATAAAGTAGAAAGTAAGGTAAGAAGTAAAATCGAAGATGCAATCTTCGGATAATGACATAGGAGTATATTATGGGATTACCAAAACTAAACACTGTTGAGTATTTTGTCACACTACCTCAATCACAGATAGAAGTAAAGTACAGACCTTTTAATGTAAAGGAACAGAAAGTACTATTACAAGCACTTGAAGAAGGTGATGTTAAAACAATTCAACATGGATTGTTATCTTTGATAAGAGCATGTGCTGACACACAAGACAGTAGTTTAAAAATAGAACAGCTATCAAATACAGATTTAGAATGGTTGTTCATACAAATAAGAATGAAATCTGTAGGTGAAACAACTCAATTATTGTTGGATTGTCAAGATGATGCATGTGATGGACAAATACCACATGAAGTAGACTTCAACAAAATGGAAATGGTAGGTGAAATGAAAGACAGTAAAGTACTATTAAATGACACTGTTGGTGTAATTTTAAGAGTACCAACCTACCAAGATGTTGATAATGTTGCTGGTCAAATTAAATCTGACGAAGAAATATTTTCAACTAACATAATTTTTGAGTTATTAAATAAATGTATTGTGCAAATATTTGATGAAAATACAGTACATGATGCAACAGAATTTACTGCGGAAGAGATAGGTGAATTTATTGAAAGTCTAACTCTTGACCAGTTTAATGTAATCATGGAATGGTTTGAATCAGTTCCAAAAATGATTTATAATGCAAAGTATAAATGTAGTAAATGTGAATTAGAACAGTCTCAAGAACTGACAGGGATGCAGAATTTTTTCGTATAGCCCTTTCTCATGAGACACTTGCAAACTACATTCAGACTAATTTTGGGTTAATACAACATCATCGTTGGTCATTAGCAGAACTGGACTCAATGTTGCCGTGGGAAAGGGAGATATATGTCTCTCTATTAGTTCAACACCTTGAAGAAGAGGAGTTGGAGAGGAAACAACAAAATAATAAATAGTTATAAAATAATAGGAGAGTATTATGAGTGACAGAGATAGATTTGGTGGTGACATGTCTCGAAATGAAGTGGAAATGGACTTATCAAAGTTCATGGAAATGATTCAAGAAAATGGTGCCCTTAAAGATGAAATCAGAGACCTTAAAGCAAATGACACAGTAAATCCTTGGCAGAAATGGATTCACCTTGCAAGAGCAATCGATGCATGGAGAATATGGCCTCGTGCATTCTTAACAGTTTATATCGTATTAGTTTATTATGCAGCGATGTGGTTTATGGAATTACCAGAACCATCAATGGAACAATCTGGTCTTATCAGTATATTGGTAGGTGCTGGAGCTGCATGGTTTGGACTATATGTTAATTCAGCTGCAAAAGAACATGACACTAATGCAAATAGTAAATAGGTAATAAACACTAATGGCAGACGAAAAGAAATCACCAGCTGAAATTAAAGCTGAAGCAGAAAGAAAGGCATATAATCAAAAGAATGCAAAGTTTCTTGCAGAAACCAATAAAAAAGCTGCAGAACAAAATGAAATTCTTTTAAATATACAAGCTCAACTTGGAAATGATTCTAAAAAATCAGTTGGTGCATTAAAGAAACTATTAGATTCTCAAACTACTAAACAAGGGAAGGATAGGTTTACTGATGCACAAAAGAAACAACTTACTGACCAGTTTGGTCTTCAACAGTTAGGTTTTAGTCAAACTGATGCAGCTGCCAGAGTAGGTGCGAATACTGAATTACAAGAACTGCAACAACAAAAAGAAAGGTTAGAAAATCTTCAAAAAGAGTTTGGAGTAAATGCAGTTGACCAAACAGAATTAAATGCATTAAATGCTGATATTCAATCGTTAGAGGAAATTAAAAAGTTTGGTAGAACTTTAACAACATTTGAAAAAGGTTTTCAAACATTTGCTGGTGGTAAATTTGAAGACCTAATTAATTCAACTAAAAATCAAGGTGCATTAACTGCTCAAGGTATTGCAAAAAGTTTTGGTGATGACCTTAAAGGTGATTTTGATAAAGCTCTTTCATTGTTTGGCCCTGTCGTTGGTCTTTTACAACAAATCCCATTACTTGGAACTATATTAAACCTTGCAAAATCAGGCTTGAAAAGATTATTTGTAGAATTATTTTTATCAAGAAAAGGTTCAAAGGTTCAAAGTAAAAAACTTATCAGAAGTCAGAAAGAGACTACTGGTCAACTTGTCAAAGAATTAAAATTCCAAAGACGAGAAGCAAGAAGAGAAAGACGAAGAAGAGCTAAAGAAAGATTAGCTGGTGCTAAAGGTGGAAGAGGTGGTAAAACTGTAAACCAAAGAACACCTTTAAATCCATTATTGGTTTATTTTGTCTCTCAATTAATGAAAGTATTAGGTTCAACTTTACCATTAATAGGTGCTGGTCTTGCAGCCGTAGGAAAAGGTATTGGTGCTGGAATTACTGCATTCTTTGCTGGAATTTCTGCTGGTTTAGCTACATTTGCAAATCCACTTGTTCTTAAAGGTGCCGCTATATTTGGAGCTGCAATAGCTATTATTGGTGCAACTGCTGCGGGAGCTATATGGATGGTTCTTCGTAGTATTAAAAGTGGATTTAAAGGTTGGAAAGAGGAAGGATTACCAGAACTATTTGAACAATTATCTTCTGATAGAATTAAGCCTGGAAAGATAACTGCATTAATTGCTGGTCTGGGGTTAAGTTCTGTATTAAGTGCAATAGGTGGACTTGCAACAACAATTGCAACCTTTGGTGGTACATTTACACCATTCACTGATTTAGGTAAAGATTTAGGTGGGTTTGCAAAACATCAAGAGGGATTTGATAAATTAGATGGTGCTGCCATTGCAAAAAATCTAGGTATATTATCTGGTATGTCTATTGTAGGTGGTGTTGGTGGATTTTTAAGTAGTTTATTTAATTTAGGTGGTGCTTTAACACCATTTGCTGATTTAGGTAAAGATTTAGGTGGGTTTGCAACATCTGTTAAACCATTTATGAATATGGATATGCCTAAATTTAAATCTCAAATAAAAATGTTATCAGAGGCATTAGGTCAAATACATTTTCCAACATTTAGTTCTTTTATTCAAGGA